AGTGGAGAAGACAGCCGAGGGTACAGTGAAGCCTGACCCGGACAAGGAGCTGGCTGAGGCTTTCGGTGTGTGCTGCGTGGGAGGCGAGCAACCTGCCAGTAACCCGCAGGTGGGGAAGACTCTGAAGCCTCACGTGGACGTGACCAGCGCCGAGCCGCCCAAGGTCATCCAGGAGAAGAAGGCTGAGTATTCCGCCATGCCCTCCATTGGCCGGTACCCGTTGGACAACTACCACCAGGTGAAGGCTGCCTCGGCGTACTTCAACGAGAGCCACAAGCTGATGGCGCCAGAAGACCGACGGGAGTTCGCCGTCAACATGGTCAAGCGCGCCAGCGCCTTGGACATCCCAGTCAGTGAGCTGGCGGAGCACTACGGAGCTCCTGGATACGCCAGTGACGTACACCTGCAGATTGAGGTCGACGGCCGCCGTCCCATCATCAAGGAGGCGGAGCACCTCGAGCTACTCGACGAGCTGATGGAGAACAAGTACCGGCTCTCCCCGGAGGTGTTTGCTCGTACGTTGGGTGAGATCGACAAGCTGGCCAGCATCAATGAGTTCTACGGTAGTGAGATCAACGACCCCTTCTACGCCACCTTCGGGAAGTCAGCCGCTGATACGAAGAAGGAAGACCCACTGGATTCCATCGTTGTCGGCAACGAGTACATGACGACTCGAGACCTCAAGGCGTTCTCCGCCATGAATGGGGAGGCGTTGAAGAAGCGATTCGGTGAGGATGTCTGTAAAGAGATGCAGGCGGACCCCACAGCTATCTTCAATAGCTTGCCTCGAGACCAGAAGTTGGTCATCATGCGGATGGTGAACAGCGAGAACCACGGAAAGGGCGCGGAGAAGACCGCCCAGTAGGTAATGGCCGAGGACGTAGTGCCTCCCGGGCCTAGCCGAGCCTCCGAGCGCAAGCTCGTTGAAGCAATCCTGCGTGGGGACAAGGCCCTGCAGGACACGTATAAGGACTACCCCGAGGATGCTTCCACTGAAATAGAGGAGGAAGCGGAGTACGAGGATGACCGGGTAGTTGTGGATGTCGAGCGAGCTCCCAGGCTGCCGACTACCATCAACTTGTTCCAGCACCCAGACGCTCATCCCTTCGTTCTGGACCTTGCCCTCTTGCGTACGTACGGACCTGAGTGGATGCAATGGGAGCCCGATACACTCGAGCTTCGCATCCTGACCGACTTCAGAACCAATAGCCTCAGCGACTTGAACATGGACAAGCTGCAGTCGTTGAAGGTCATGCACATGGTTGACCTGTTCTGGAAGAACTGGGAGGTCTTCGCTCCTTGTACGCAGGCGTTGACGGGCATCCCACCAGACTTCTCGGTCATCCAGGCAGTGACAGTACCGCAGGCGATGATTGCAGTGGACATCGCCAACCGCGTGCGCGGGGATGTTCAGTGGGGCCTCGAGGTCAGGACTTACTTGTCCTGCGTACAGCTCCACGACGGGATGTTCTGCCCTATTCCTCCGCTCGACTTCGTAGAAGTAGACCCTGAGGGTTACGACATCGACTGCGAGGACATCAAAAACCGCTGGGAAACCGTGCGCGCCACGAGAAATGCTCCTTCTTCGACTACCGTTGAGAACGAACAGTTGCGTAGAATGTTGGAGGCGTGGGCTTTGCTCGAGGAGAGCCGCTCTCAGCTTCAGGACCAGCTACCCCTCTTGTACAATGCCTAGGCTCAGCACAGACTCGTTCTTAGAGGAGATGGGCAAGCAGGCCGTGCTCGGTGGCTTTCTGTCCAAGATGGTCCCCAAGGTCGTGAGTCGAGGCATCGGTAGAGCAGGGCAGGTTGTCGGACGTCAGGCTGGAGCTATGGGCGCCGGCGCTGGACTTGGGGCTGCTGGTGGTGCTGGAGTAGGAGCTGCTGGTGGTGGCATCAAGGGCTACCGTGAGGCCGAGGAGATAGGTGATAGTCCCATCGCCGGCGCCATCACCGGGGCAGGAGGAGGCGCTCTGAGTGGAGCAGGAGTGGGTGCAGCACTCGGCGGCGCTGCCGGCTTGGCTGGTGGTGCTCGAGCAGCAGATGTAGCCGGCCGATTGGCCAGTAGGAAGGGTACTCTAGGGTCCCTATCCCGCTTCGGACAACGGCAACTTCATGCAACTACCGGAATCACCCCTGGTGGTGCCGCACGCGTTCTTCCCAGTGGCCGAGTCAATCCTGAATACGCCAAGGCGGTGAGTGCTCTGCGAGGTCCTGGCGGTACGCATGTAGCCACCAAGGAGGTAGGCAGAACCAAGAAGTTAGTGGAGGGAGTGGGCAAGAAGAAGGGCGTAAAGAGCAAGGCGTATGAGAGGGCGCTCAAGAAGCAGCAGAGGGCAGAGGGGTACCTCAGTACTGCTAGTGAGGCTGAGAGCAAGGGGTTGACCAGCGTTCCGGGGATGGTCCGGTCTCTTGGTAGAGAGGGTGGTGTGAAGGATGTGTGGCGCCTGGGAGTCAAGCCACAGCTCACACAGCAGGGAGCTGTCGGCAAGAGTATGGTGGTTCTTCCAGTAGGGTTTGCTGGGATGGAACTCGCTCGTGAGGGTGACCCAGGTGAGAGTGGAAGGATGGAGCGGTTTGGTGAGAGCTTGGGAATGGGTGCGGGTTATGCCACCTCACCCTTCATCCCGATTGCAGGCAGTGAGGTCTTGTCTCGAGGCACTGCAGCTGCTGGTGGAGCATTGGGAAAGACCGTCGACAAGCTGTTGAAGGCAAAGAAGAAAGAGAAGAGCCAGAGCTTGGGGGACAACTCAGCCGCACCAACTTTGGAGGACGGGGGACAATCAGAGATGGTAGAACGGGTGTACTCCAATGCGGCGCAGGGACTACCACCGGATGAACTAGCTCTATGAGTTACGTCAGTGGAAGCTTCACAGGAGCAGGCAGCCCCGGTCGGTTTGCGGCGGGTTCAACGCGTGGACGTATTCAGGGTAGCGGTCAGAGCGCACTGAACTACCCCAGTCCCTTCTTCGACGTTGCGCACACTTACCTGCCAACGAGTGTCAAGCAGCTCTTCAAGTTCTGCCGCTACTACTTCCTGACCAATCCTCTCATCAACGCCATCGTCTTCAAGATGAGCGAGTACCCGGTTACGGATGTGGTCATTGACCATGATGACCCGGAGGTAGTGAAGAAGTGGACGGAGTACTTCACGGAGACCATCCGGTTCCGCTCCTTCCAGATTGAGTGTGGACTCGACTACAACTGTTATGGCAACTGCCCCGTCAGTCTCTCCTTTCCGTTCCAGAAGTACCTGACGTGCAGGTCCTGTGGATTCAGTGAGCAGTCGCGCAAGATTCGCAGCAATTGGGTCTACACCAGCAATGACTTCCGTCTGAACTGCCCGAAGTGTGGGAACGTAGGGGCAGCTACTCCAAAGGACTGGTACTACCGGGACGCCAGTGCCATCCGTCCAGTCCGTTGGAACATTGAAGACGTCGAGATCAACTACAATGACATCTCGGGTGAGAGCACCCACTTCTACAACATCCCTTCACCCCTGCGAGCCGACATCACCCTTGGCAAGAAGGATGTGGTGGAGTCGATGCCTCAGATCTTCTTGCAGGCCATCCGTCAGGGCAAGGGGATCATCTTCTCGAAGTCCAACCTGTTTCACATGAAGCGGGCCACACTGGCATGGAACGACCGGGGCTGGGGAACCCCTTTGATCCTGCCAGTTTTGAAGGATGCGTTCTATCTGCAGCTCATGAAGAAGGCGCAGGAAGCCATCCTCCTCGAGCACATTGTGCCGCTGCGCGTACTCTTCCCCCAGGCAGCGTCAGGAACAACGGACCCTTTCACAACGGTCAACCTCATCGACTGGCGTGACCAGGTAGCTGAAGAGATTGGGCGTTGGCGGCACGACAACAACTACATCCCCATTATGCCTCTCCCACTGGGAAATCAGAGCATTGGTGGTGATGGCAAGGCCCTGCTGCTCTCCGGTGAGATGCAGATGATGGGCGAACAGATCATCATGGGGATGGGCGTGCCGAGGGAGTTCCTTCAGGGTGGGCTCTCCTACGCTGGCACCAACGTCTCCATGCGGATGCTCGAGAACGCTTTCTTGAGCTACATTGGCCGGCAGCGGCAGATGGCCAACTGGTTGATGAACATGGTGGCTCACTTCATGGGCTGGCCGAAGGCAAGCATCAGGTTCAAGCCGTTCAAGATGGCTGACGATCTGCAGCGCAAGAGCTACCTCTTCCAGCTCAACCAGGCGCAGAAGATCTCCGACACCACCCTGTTGGCAGACGCTGACCTCAATCAGAAGGACGAGAACGAGATCATGCGTCGTGAGATGTCTGAGCGGCAGGCAGTCACGAAGAAGCAGCAGATTGCGATGGCTGAGGTTCAGGGTGAGTCTTCGGTCATCATGATGAAGATGCAGATGAAGGCGCAGCAGGCCATGATGGAAGCTCAGCAGGCGCCGAATGCTCCTGGTGAGCCGGGTGGTCCTGAAGGCGCGCCGGCGGAGATGATGGTTGGAGCTCCACCACCTGCAGCTCTGCCCCCTGGGCCACTATCACAGCAGATGCAATCCAGCGTGCCTGCCTCAGCGGAGAGTGGGCTGAATACTGGTCAAGACCTCGGTATGCCCCCCGAGAAGGGTCAAGGTCAGGTGCCCGTGGACCTCGTGCAGCTTGCAGAGGGCTACGCTGCACAGATTGCAGAGATGCCACCGGAACAACAGGCTCAGGCTATCCAGGCTATCTACTCTCAGAGTGAAGAGCTCGGGCAGTTGGTGGAGCAGTTCCTGGCGATGGTTCAGAAGGGTACGGCTGGGCAGGCTATCTCTTCTGGGGTGGATGACCGTCCTCTACCAGACAAGCTTCCAGCTCGTCGAACTACGCAGCTGGTGTGAAATGATGCCCGACACCTATATCAGGGGTCATGTCATAGACGTGCGGGTGACGCCCGCCTCAACGACAGAGGACTCATGGCACACCACAAGCGAGGACGTAGGAAGGATGTTCGGGCAGGCTGTTTGCTGTGCAAGCCACACAAAAGCACCACTCAGAAGGGGCGGCTGAAGCAGCAGACCGTGCAGGAGCAGAAGGCTCGGGTTTCAGAAAAGGAGCAGAAGGGGGTTGACTGGTGGTACGAGCTGTTTATGATGCAGGAATGAACCCACGACTTTGACCGTCAGACCGCCTCGGCGGGGTCCAATATAGCCCTTGGCGCTTGCGCCCAGGGCTTTCGTGCGTTTAGCGGGTGTACCTCAGTTGGCAGAGGGCCGGGCGTAAAGAACCCGGATGCCGGAGGTTCGAGACCTTCCACCCGCGCCGGGAGTAGGGGCAGCTTGCTTGCAAGCGGAGGCAGTACGGATGTCTGCAGCAGATGTCTGTCTTCAGCTGACATCCCACTCTCGACCAGGGCGAATAGCTCAGCTGGCAGAGCACTGGGCCTAAAGAACCCAGCGGTCGCAGGTTCAAGTCCTGCTTCGCCCACTAGATACGAGCGCCGAGTGTTTCATGGACTGCGTGTAACCAGAAGTCGTCCTGGGATCTCCCCAGACACCATGCTCGACGCTCGTGGGAGTAACGTAGCATGAACAAGCTGTACATCATCGTCAGAAGTGACCTAAATCCGGGGTTGCAAGCAGCGCAGGCGTGCCACGCACTGCGTCTGTTCGTAGAGGAGCACAAACTCGAGGAAAACCGGTGGTTCCGCTACAGCAACAACATCGTGCTGTTGCAGGTGCCCACCAAGGAGGAGCTGATAGCTCTGGCTTACAAGGTGGTGAATGAGGACATCCCGGTGTCGATGTTCAAGGAGCCAGATGTCGACGATGAGCCTACTGCCATTGCTCTGCTGGGGAGACAGGCCAAGAAGATGGTGAGCAACCTGCCTCTAGCTCTGCGTGCGGCATGAACTTGTAGCTATTGAGAGAGAACCTGGCGGCTCTCTCCCTCCTTTCTACCGTACCCGTCGCCGGCGGGGAGCCGGACGGGCAGCAATCCTTTGACGGGGGCGCCCTCTTGGAGGGACGGCTCGTCGGTTGTGCCTCACCCATCGGTGCTGAACTCGAGGGGTGTAGTTCCGAACTACGATGGGCGGCCTGCGCTCCACGTAGACGGGCACCGGGTGCTTGTAGACGTGGACGGTACAACTCGATAGCAGTGCCGACAATCCTATCAGTGCCAGCAAGCACAGTTTCAGTAGGCATAGTCTCATAGCGTTTACCTCCACTGTTGTTATGCCGTTTTTGTACCTGTTATTGCTAGCAATGACAGTTACCTGGGCGCCGATATGCGCGCTTTGCGCACGCGCTTCTGGAAGTCTAGCAACCGGGCTTGGTGTTCCTCGATGGCATCGTCCAGCTCCGCCACCCGCTTTCGCAGTCGCTCGGCTTCTTCCCGAGCCTCGTCCCGCTGCTGGCAAGCCCTTTCAAACCTCTCGGTTGTTTCCGCG